TGTTCCTGATTAGTCAGGATCACCTTTGTGTCCGCCCCGTTCGTCGCCGGAACTCCGTTGAGAATCTGGTCGATCCCCACCTTGAACCGGACAGGGGGTCCATTCCAGTATTGAGGGGCTCCTCCAGTAACGGCCGTGGTAATAGGAACCCCCGACGCAAAGCCAGTTGTAAATTGTGGAACGATCCACAACGGTCTTAAGCAGTCGCTTGGATAGGCGTACTCGTAGGTCCATGGTGGTGCTGGCGTGCCCTTCTGCCAAGTATTAGTTCCGGCGGTTGGATTCTCAGGCGTCCCCGGCGCCGCACAGATAAGCGTCAGGGTTTGGAAGTTAGTGGCGCAGTTCCACGGAGCCATGCGCAACAGTTCGTCGCGCACGGGCTCAATGGCGATGTTACACTGCCTCGCCTCAGGAGAGTTCTCCGAAAGCGAGGTAACTGTTGTGCGCGTGCCCATCATCTGAAGGGCACGGTTGGCGATCTCGACTTCGGTTGTCATAGGCCACTCCAGATAAGGTCCCACCTAATCGGGCCGGACGAAGGTACCCTTGGATCGTCGGGCAGGGTACCCATCCAGATGCTGCCATCCTGATCCAGTGCCAAGAGGGATGCCAGCCCCTCCAGCTGCTGGATTTGAAGTATCTTCGCTGGCGCCGTAGGTGGTGGCGTCGTAGCGGCCTTACCGCTGGGAACCGCCGGGGTGCTTGTCCCCTCCGATGCCGGGTCCTCCGCTTGTGTCACAGTGTCCATAGCTGCCTTGTGATCCTGACTTGTGGACGGATGCGTTGTCGCCCGGCCCACGGCCCATGTTCTTCCGGCCAGTGGGTTCGGAGTACGACAGCGGCTTAGCGGACGTGACGCCGCCGGGTGGGCTCTTTGGACCGACTGTGCGCTCCGGCCCGTACTCGCTTAGGATTGGTCTCGCCATTATATCCTCCTTGCACTTGCGTGCTCTGGTTCTGCTGACTCAGTTGATTTTTTTTCCTCGGCCTCTTGGGCCGCTTTAGCTTCGGCAAACTGCTTAGCCCGCTCCTCGGCTTCCTTCTTCTGCTTCTCCTCCAGCTGCTTAAGGGCCTCCTTATTGGCTTCTATAAGCTCACCGTTGGCGAGGCCCAGTATGCCATTCAGGTTGCCGTACTTCGCCGCCAAATCTGCTACCTGCAACAGAGTGGCGATGCGTTCCAGTGTGATAGCCATTAGTGTTTTCCTTGTGATCCAGAGTGGTGACAGGTGGTGCCAGCCATTGGCGCCTTCAAAGTCTGGCCCTGATGCAAGGGCTCAGTCTTGAACGGGATGTCTCCCTTGTCCGTGACGTGGTCGCCTTGCATATTTCCCATCTGCGCCACGAAGGTGGGGTTGATCGACTTACTGGTCGGCTCGACCTTGTGGGACTCGCTTACGTCCCTAGTTGCTCTGCCTTGCTTCATTTACGATCTCCTTTGAAGTGTTCGATACGTCTAGTGTGGTCCCATTTGGCAAATGGGTCTTTCGCCATCTCTGCCCGGACCTTGGCAAAGGTGCCGCCTTCCAGATGTGCCTCGTTCAGTAATTGCCTGAAACGATCATCGCACCGCTCCAGTTCCCGGTTGATCCACTCCGGGACCGGTAGCCCCCGCTGCTCGTACATGTACGTGATGTCGTGGATGTCGTGCATGTACATAGTGAATCGGCGCATCTTCTCGTGGACCTCGGTCTCGGCCTCGGTGATGTAGAAGATCACCTTGCCTACGAGTTCACGGATAGTGGCAAGCTCACGCCGAATTTCTTTCAGCGTACGGAGTTCTTCAGTATCGTCTGTCATTACCCGGGTTTCCTTTCGGTTTCTTCTTACGCAAGATGCCAGTCTTAGCATCCGCTTGGTTGAACTCTTTGCCAACCGACTGTGGAACGCCCACGCGCTTGGCAGCAGCCGGATCATGAGCGACCATTGCCATGAACCGGGCCTGTTTAGCTGATGTACTGGGCATGGTTACCTCATATGTTAAGGTCGAATCCCTTGATGAAGACGCCACCGGCGCCGCTGCTGGCATAGAACACCGGGCCAGGGCCGAGGAAGGTTGCCATAGCTGTCTCTGGGCTATTATTGTTGAGCCCCGCACCAGCCGTCTGGAAGCCACTCAACGACAGCGGCGGCGGATTGGTTGTCGAGGTGATTGCGCCATAGTTGCTGCTGGGCGCTGCCATACAAGCCGACGCGCCCGAGGTGGTCTGATACGATAGCACTACGTCGTACGACGCTGCGCCAGCCGGGACTATGCCAGTTAGCGCCGTGCTAACCCAAGTGGGAACGCTAATACTACCTTGAGTCCCACTGATCACACTGGGGAGGCCGGTGGTTGCGCCGACGCCCGGCAGGTACTCGACCCGCCGTAACCGTTGCCTCGTCCCCATCAGGTTCGTCGAGGCTGGGGCGGTCTTCAATATGCCCAGCAGGGCACCGGCATTGTACGTCGCCGGTAGATTGGCCTTCAGCGCCGTGAACGTACTGGCGAGGCTCATGATCCACGTCGACGTGCCCGATAGAGTGCCGTAGATTACCCACACATTGTAGAACGTGTTGACGGCCAGTGGCCCCACATCAAGGCCGCCGGGACCGATGGTGGCTGTGTTGATGCCGCCGGTTGGGGTCGTCGTGAAGTAGTTCTGCCCATCGCTAACGACAACCGATCCAACGCTGCAAGTCGCTGTCGTGTTGCTCGCCACATCAATGGACAGGCCACCAGAGAACGATCCAACCGGCGGCGCCGTGGCCTGAGCGCCACGGGAGAGTTCTAGGTACCAGATGGCATTGGACGCGCCATCGGTGCTGATGAACGCAGACGAGCCCGGCTGCGCAACGACGCTGGCGCCGCTCGGCAGGTTCTCGAACTGGTCACCTGCGTCGATGGCAATGGTCACTGGGCCGGTTGACTGTGGTAGCACCTCCAGCCAGAACCCAAACCCATTGAAGTACGTTGTGCTGGCTTTGCTTAGCGTCAGCGTCAGTGGGCCAACCGCTTTGAACCTCTGAAGGTAGTTCCCAATAACGACGGTAGCCGGTCCACTGATCTTGTTGATGGCAAAGATAACCCTGACGTTGCTAGCGCCATCATCTTGAAGGCCACCGCCGATGCCCTCGGTGGCTATCGTGCCAAGGCCCAGCGCTGTGCGCGCCACGGGTATCGAGGCGGCGCCGCACACTGGGATCATGGGCGTAGAGATCACGCCGCCGGAGGGTAGGACGCCAGTAGCGACGTTGCCACTGGCGTCGAACACCAGCGCTGAATTAGCACGGGCACCAGCAGCCTGTAGGACGTAGTTGAGCCCCGCCGGGTCAGTCGGCGGCGCCATGATGTTGCGCCCAGCTGCATTGATCAGCTGCTGGGTTAGCATGGTCAGATAGTCGAACGTTTGCTCGACCACCGGTTGATAGAGCGTGCCTTGAGCCTGGAGCGAGGTCGGCTGAACATCGGGTAGAAGGCGGGTGATAGTAATGAAGTTGCCGACGGCTAGTGGCACACCGTTCGGCGCGTAGGTGACCACGCCACCCACGCTGGTTGGATTAGGCGCTATCGGTAGCAGTATGTTGAGCTGGTACTGTGTCACGCCCGGTCCAAAGTTGATTGGCGTTGATGTACCAGTCGGGTCAACAACCACCACCGATAGCAACTGTGCCGCCTGAGAGCTAGTCAGCCCTGCCGGGAAGGCGAAGTTGAAACTGAACGCCGTCGTCGAGCCGTTGCCTTGATACGTGATCTTGTTAATAGTGGTTGATACGGTCATGGCCTAGCCCTTGCGCCATTGGAAGCTGTACTGCACAGGCAATTCCTCTCTCCGCTCTTCGCGGAGTAGCTTAGCCAGCAGAGACGTGCGGCTGTGAACGTTCTCTTTCTTATACATGTTCCCTAGGTGGACCTTTACGGTTCCTTCTCTGATCCCCAACCTGAGCCCTATCTCCTTGGTATTGCTTACTCCGCTCTCTAACGCCTTCAGCACGTCCTGTTCGCGCGGGGTGAACCGCGCCATCTCTAGTCCTTAGGATAGTTCGGTATCAACCACACTAAGATGGGTGTCAGGACGCCGAGGATG